ACTCGTTTGCGTCATTTGATGCCATGGGCACCATCCCAGTGCCCAGCGCCCTCGGCCGCATCCTGCAGCTGCTCGGCGTCGGCCGACCCCAGGTCGCCTAATGCCCGTCTCAGGCATTCTCTGGGACGCGGTAAACGCCACCAGCACCGCCATAGCGGGCCTCAACACCGGGTACGCGGTCGTCACCGACCCGCGCAACGCCCGCCCCATGACGTTCTTTCTGGAGCTGCCAACCGTTGAGGCGTTCACCTACAACGTCGGCGACATCACGTTGCGTATCAGGATTTGCGCCCCGCCACCCGGCAACCAGGACGCCAGCAACTTCCTGCTTACATTGGCGGACACCATCATGAATTCAGCAATAGCCGTGACAGACCTGCGCCCAGGTGTCATGATTATTGGCGGCGGACAGGAGCTGCCGACATACGACCTGACCGTGCGGGTGGCCGTGCGGCGCAACTAAAGGAAACCCAATGCCAGCAACATTCCTCTCTAACGCCACGGTGAACATCACTCAGGGCGCGACCACGACCGACATGTCCGACCAGTGCCGTTCGGTCACCATCACGGTCGGCACCGACCCGCTGGAGTCCACCGCCATGGGCGACACCGGCCACCGTTTTGTCTCGGGCCTCCAGTCCGTCGAGGTCACGCTGGAGATGTTCCTCAGCTACGGCGCAACCGAGGTTGAGGGCGTCCTGGCATCCTGCAACGGCACCGGCACCACCGTGCTGACCATCAGCCCGTCGGGCACCACCGAATCGGCCACCAACCCCGAGTACGTCATCACGAACTGCATGCTCCAAAACTTCACGCCGATTGCTTCAACGGTCGGAGAATTGGCCATGGTCACCGCCGTTTTCACGGGCGGCACTTGGGTGCGCGACGTCACCTGATTTACACCTACCAACCGAGGGAGAAACAATGCAACTGAACCTGCACGTCACCACAAACGACGGCCAGGACTACACCGTCACCACAAACCTGTTCGTGGTCGTCGCCTGGGAACGCAAATACAAGCGGAAAGCGTCCGACCTGGCGTCCGGCATCGGCGTTGAGGACTTGGCGTTTATGGCGTTCGAGTCCTGCAAGCAGGCAGGCATCGTGGTGCCGGCAGTGTTTGACGACTACGTCAAGAAGCTGGCTGCCATTGAGGTCGTCGGGGAGGAACCCGAAAACCCTTCCTGAAAGGCTCGTACCACTACGCGCTAGCGGTGGTGCTGGTCAGCACCGGGTACTGGCCACCCGACATCCCGTTCAGCGGGCAGGCACTAGCCACGGTGGTTAGTATCTTGAACGAGCAAGCGAGGAAACAACGGTGACGACGACAGCCAACATCAGCCTGGTAGGCGTCGAGGACGCCATCAAGCAGCTGCGCCGCATCGACCCCGAGCTGCGTAAACAGTTCAACCGTGACGCCAAGGAAATCGGGGCACCAGCGGTCAAGGCCGCGCAGGCTGCCTACCCCGAAATGCCGCTGTCGGGCATGAACCGCCAGTGGAAAGCCAAGGGCCGCACCCTGTTCCCGTACAGCGCCGCCAAAGCCCGTCGGGGCACCAAGGTCAAAGTAGACACGTCCCGCAAGACCAGCAACGTCATCCTGATTCAGCAGACCGACCCCGGTGCCGTCATCTTTGAGGTGGCCGGCCGCAAGACAGCAAACATTCTTGGCCGCAATTTGGGTGTGGTGGCACCGACCGAAACCCGTGTGCTGTCCAAAGCCGTTGAGCAAAACCGCCGCGCACTGGAAGCCGGGTTTGAGCGCCTGGTGCGCGACGTCATGCGAACCGTCGACAAGGAAACCCGCTAATGGCAATCAACATCCCTATTGTTTCTGAGTTTGTTGACACGGGCGTCAAGAAAGCCATCAAGGAATTCAAGCAGCTAGAAACCACTAGCGAAAAAGCCCAGTTTGCAATCAAGAAAGCGGCGGTGCCAGCAGCTGCCGCGCTGGGCGCCCTGACAGTGGCCATGGGTGACGCGGTCAAGGCCGCTATGGAGGACGAAAAGTCCCAGCAGATGCTTGCCCGCCAGCTGAAGGCAACCACCGGGGCGACCGACGACCAAATCAAGTCGGTCGAGAAGTACATCACCGCCCAGGGCCGCAATCTCGGCATCACCGATGACCAGCTGCGCCCGGCGCTGGCTGGGCTGGTACGCGTCACTAAGGATGTCAACGAGGCTCAGAACGCCGCCAGCCTGGCCATGGACATTGCCGCCGCTAAAGGCATCAGCCTCGAAACAGCCAGTAAGGCGCTAGAAAAGGCTTACGGCGGCAACGTTGCGGCGCTAGCCAAGCTTGACCCGTCAGTGCGCGAAATGATAAAGGGCGGCGCCAGCCTGGAAGAAGTGTTTGCCCAGCTGGGCAAGACGTTCGGTGGGGCCGCGAAGGAGGCGAGCAACACCGCTGCCGGCGGGTTTGCCAAGATGAAGTTGGCCCTGGACGAGACGAAAGAGTCCATTGGGGCGGCCCTGTTGCCGGTCATTCAGAAGGTGTTGCCGTACCTGCAGAAGGCGGCTGAGTGGGCGCAGGACAACCCCAAGGCGTTTACGATTATTGCCGGCACGATTGCGGGCGTGGCCACTGCCATTCTGGCTGTAAACGCCGCCATGGCCCTGAACCCGTTCGGCCTGATTGCGGTGGGTATCGCCGCACTGGTTACCGGCATCACCATCGCCTACACCCGATTTGAAACGTTTCGCAACATCGTCCGGGCCGTCGTCAACGGCGTAGCCTCGTACATCGAGTTTATGGCTAATGCCTGGGTCAAGGCCACTAACACGATTATCCGCGGCCTGAACCTCATAAACCCGTTCAAGGACATTCCGTACCTAGGCGAGGTCAATCTGGGTCGTATCGGTGGCGACGGTGGCGGGAGCCGGTCAACCGTGGCTGCCATTGCGGCTGCTGACATGCCAGGCGCTGGCGGGGGCGCTGGGAGCGGTTCTGGGGCGCTACCAGGCATGGGGGTTGGTGTGGCCCAGTCGGCTGCTTCACGGGCCACCAGCGCCGCTAGGAACGCTGTGGTGGTGCCTAGCGGCCCCGACGGCTATGTCGGCCCCGTGGGCCTGCCCGAAATCGGGTTCCAAAACTTGTCGCTATCCCAGATTGACCCGTCTATCGGTGGCACCGCCGGCGTCAACCAGCAGGTGAACATCAACGTGGATGGCGGCGACCCGAACGCGGTGGTGGACGCAATCCAGCGCTGGTACAGGCAGAACGGCCCGATACCCATTGCAGTGACGTTCTGACATGGCAATCCCGTACTGGACAATCACGGTTAGCAGCCCGTCAGCGACGATTAGCAACGTCCAGACTGTCACCGTCACTAAGGGTTTGCGGGTATTGACCGACAATTACAGCTCGGGCCGTATCACGATTACCGGGCGTCGACCTGACCTGCTGCCGTCATTAGCCATTGGGCGGCTTGTGACGTGTGTGCTGACGAACCCGAACAGCAGCCCGGCAAGCACCGCGAGCTATTCGGGTCGGGTAGCCGACCTGCAAATCAACTACGGCACGGTGTCCTCAATGGATACCTGGACGCTGGAGCTGGAGGACGCGTTTGCGGTGTTGGGCCGCAGCAAGATAACCCGCACGTGGGCAGGTGGGACTAGCACCCGCGTTGTGTTTCAAGACATTTGTACTGACACCGGGTTGGCGTACTACGACATTGTGGCAGTGGCAAACAAAACCATTTCGGCAACGACTGTGACAGCCGAATCAGCTCTGTCCGTCATGCAAAGCAACATCAACACCGAGCAGGGTTTGTTGTTCGCAGGCGGCGACGCCATCACGATGTACACCCGTGGCTGGCAGCAGTACACGACGTTTTATAACTTCAGCGACGCCGGCGGAGCCGCAACCCGCTACCAGCAGGTGCAGTTCCTCTCAATGGCCGACAACTACTCGACATACGTTGTCATCACCATCAACGGTGGCAGCGCGACGGTGGTAGGGACGGGCCTGTATTCGTACCAGGAGGACACTTACGCGCTGGACACTGGGGCCGCGACGGACATTGGCAACTACGTGTTGGGCGGCCTGTCGGCGCAAACAAACACGCCTAACCGTATGACGGTGCTGCTGAACGACGAAACGTCGAACCGGGTTACAACAGTCCTGGACGGCGGAAATGTTGGTGTAAACATCACGTTGCGCGGCCAGACATACACTGCAAACGTCATCGGCTACACAATCAGCTCAGACACGCAGCGCACTTTGGTGACGTTCAATTTGGCGGGGACGTCGTACTACAACTTTTTGGTGCTGGGAAACACAGCTGGTTACGGCACCCTTGACAACAACAGGTTAGGATTCTGACATGGCCATCAAGACGTTTACGACGGGTGAGGTGTTGACTGCGTCTGACACGAACACGTTTTTGGCGAACAGCGGCCTCGTGTACGTCACCAGCACAACGATTGGTAGCGCAGTGTCAAGCGTGACAATCAGCAACTGTTTCTCCAGCACATATGACAACTACCGCATTCTTGTGAACGGTGGAAGCGCGAGTGCCGACCAAAATCTAGCCATGACTTTGAACGGCGGAACCACTGCCTATTACGGGGTTCTTGTTTACGGTCTTACAAACGGGACAGGCCCATTCGTAGCATCAAACAACAATGCTGGCGAGTGGTCGTTCGTCGGTTACCAAAACACAACCAGCGGAATAATTCTCACTATGGATGTCATGGGTCCGAATCTGGCCGAATGGACTGGTGTTCATTCAACGTACATCAGCCCCGGCGGAGGAGGAACATACACAGGTTCACGGCAAGCAACGACTCAGCACACAGGCTTTACGCTTACGCCTGCTGGCGGAACGATGACGGGCGGCACCATCACCGTGTACGGCTACAGGAAGGCGTAGCAATGTCTGACCCCATCATCGGCACATTCCACGACGCAGCCACCGGCGAAACCGTCACGCGTGAACTGACCGCCGAGGAAATCGCCGCCCTGCCCGAACCCACCGAACCGCTCGAATGACAACGCGGTGGGTCATACCCGCCGCAACCGTGTCCCTAGCCCTCCTATGGCCCGGCCACGCCCACGCCATCGGCTGGACATGCTGGGAATCCAACACCGTCAACTGGGCCATGACCCAACCCGACGACCACTACGCAGCCGGCCTGCGCCCTACCTGGGCAGATTGCCTTGCCTGGAAGGATGGCGACCCCGGCCCCGAATACGTCTGGTCATACGGGCAACCCACCCCCACC